GAGGAAGACCTTTTACTGAAACTGAAAAACAAGGTTTTGATATAACAAAACTAATAGGTAAAACTTGTCAGTTAAATGTAATGCACACAGATAGTGGTAAAGAAAGAGTATCTAGTGTTATGCCTTTAGGCAAAGACGCAAAGATCAAAGAGCAATTTCATCCTAGTGTATCATTTAGTATAGATGACTTTCAAAAAGGTAAGAGAGAAACTTTTAACCAACTATCAGAAGGTATTAGAAAAATGATATTACGATCTAAAGAGTTAGACGGAATTGATACAAGTGATATTGGTGATGAAGGTAATGGCAACGATCTTGGGAAAGTACCCTTTTAATGAAGTACACTAACGCAAGTAATCTTCCTAAAGCGATTGAACGAGCAGTAAGTAATGATCCTTATGATAGTAGTGGATCAGATATATCTACTACTCGTTTAATTGCACCCCCTAGAATAAGAGTATTAGAAAAAAGAAATTGGGATTTATTAGAAGAAGATGTATCTGATAGAATTTTTACTATTCTAGGACAATCAGTTCACCATATGATTGAGAGAGCAAAAACTAGAAAAGAATTATCTGAAAAAAGATTATTCTATAAAGATGACAAGATAACTAATGGTTGGACTTTAAGTGGTGCTTTTGATTTGCTTAATAGAGAAGGTCATTTAACTGATTTTAAAGTGACTTCTGCTTGGCAAGTAGTTCACGCATTAAAAGAAGGAAAACCAGATTGGGAAAACCAACTTAATGTATTAGACTTTTTATGTAGAAAAAATCCTAACGAATTAATCAATTATAAAACTAAAATTAAAGTTAAAAGATTATCTGTTATGGCTATATTAAGAGATTGGTCTAAACTTCAAGTAATGAAATCTGATAACTACCCTAGAAAACAAGTAGTGATGATCCCTATTCGTAGGTGGACAGAAGATGAACAAGATAATTATATTAAAGAAAGAATTAAGATACATCAAAATGCTGAAAAGGTTTCTAAACTTCCTTTATGTACTGCAACTGAAAGATGGCGGAAAGAAGATCAATTCGCAGTTATGAAATCTGGTCGTAAATCTGCTTGGCGATTATTTGATACTGAACAACTTGCTTTAGACTTTATTAAATCTCAAAATATGGTTAAAGGTGTTGGTTGTGATATTGTTCATAGAAAAGGTGAAGATGTTAGGTGTCAGCATTATTGTAAAGTAAATCAATTCTGTGATTATTTTATGAAAGTAAATTTTTAGTGCCTAAAACTCCCAAACACCCAGAAAAAGTAGTTAGACCTTTTGTCTATACCAACGATCCTTTAATAATGGATTTATTCCAAGAATTTGCTAAACGATCTGATAAAGGTATAGACAAATTTGGTAAGACTATGGTTGAAGCCGACAAGCCCATAGATGATTGGTTAAAAGATGTCCAAGAAGAATTATGGGATAGTCTTGTTTATATAGAAAAAGTCAAAAGAATACTCCGAAAACTAAATATTAAATAGAACAAACCAAGAACATAGTATATAATCCTATACTATGCTTAAATTTATACTATTTATACAAATATGCTATGCAGGGCAGGTATGTACTCCGCCTATGCTTAAAAGCGATATAAAGCCGTTTAAAGACCATAAATCTTGTGCCATAGCTGGTTATCAAGAAGGCATAAATATAATGAAAAGTTTAAATGAAGATGAAGTAAATAAAGCTAGACCATTAGTTCAATTTTGGTGTCAGCCACAAGAAGTAAAAGATGAAAAAGAAAAAGAAATTAGCACCTAGACCTTCCGCAAAAATCTCTTTAGATGTAATTTCCTTTCAAATTAATGAAATGCACAAGGATGTAGCTAAAAATAGTAGAGATATAGAGCAATTAAAACATCAAGTATCTATGGGAAAAGGTGGTATAAAAGCAATTTTTGTGATAGGTTCTATTATTGCCCTTGCATTAGGTGGCATAAAATTGTTTAAAATATGGTAAAAATATGATTGGATTATTGACAAAACTCTTACCTAGCGGAATCAAATTAGGTATGGAGATAATGAAGAACAAACAGAACACAAGAAGATTAGAAAGTGTTGCCGAAATGAAACATATGGAACGGATGGCAACAGGCGAATTAGAATACAAACAAGCTGTAATGCAAAATAATCAACAAGGATGGAAAGACGAGTTCGTTTTAATTCTCGTTTCTGCCCCCGTGATGTTGCTAATTTGGAGTATCTTTAGTGATGATCCAGAAATTATGGCAAAGGTAGAAAAGTTTTTTGAGTATTTCAATAATATGCCTTTTTGGTATCAAGCCTTGTTTATTGGTGTAGTTTCTGCTATCTATGGACTTAAAGGTGCAGATATAATGAAAAAACCAAAATAATGTATAACGATCTAAAAGAACAAGTAAAAGAACATGAAGGTTTTGTAGATACTGTTTATAAAGATAGTCTAGGTTTTGCCACAATCGGATATGGGCATTTAGTTAGACCAGACGATCCTTATAAAGAAGGACAAACTTACACAAAAGAAGTATTATCTGAACAATTTGATAAAGATTTTGAAGAAGCAAAGAACAATGCTTTATCTTTAATAGGTGATATTCCTTTAGTCTTCCAAGCACAATGTGTCATAATTGAGATGGTCTTCCAGTTAGGAATTGCAGGTGTTGGAAAATTTAAAGCAATGTGGAAGGCTCTTAAAGAAAACGATTACAACACAGCAAGTTTAGAAATGCTTGACAGTCGTTGGGCAAAACAAACTCCGAAACGAGCAGAAAAACTTTCAGCGATTATGAATTCTTGCAAATCTTAATATCTTTTGTTATACACTTAACAAGAGTATGTTAGTATTTGAAGAAATAATAATAAACTATTTAAAAAAAGACGAACATCCTATTATCCGTGATGTACATATTGATAATGGAATTGTTACATACATTGATCCAAAAGATAAGATAAAAAATTTGGAAGAATGTATAGAAGGAAATTAATATGTACAAAAGGATTTTAGTAATAAGTGACTTACATATACCATACCATCATAAAGACAGCTTCGCATTCTTGCGAGAAATTAAAAAAGAATATAAGCCTGATTTCGTGGTTAATATTGGCGATCTATTGGATTTTCATGCTATTAATATGCACACCCACGATCCTGACTTATATTCTGCTGGGCATGAATTAAAAGCGGCTAGAAAATATATCCACGAATTAGAATCTATATATCCAAATATGATTGAAGTAGAAAGTAATCATAGTAGTTTAGTATATAGACGAGCATTAAAATTTGGTATGTCAAGAGAATTTTTAAAAGACTATGGTGATTTTTTAGGTACAAAGAAATGGAAATGGATAGATGATCTAACTTTAAAAATGAGTAATGGGCAAAAATGTTTCTTTACACACGGAAGATCAGCAGATGTTTTAAAGGTATCTCAAACTATGGGTATGTCCGCAGTACAAGGACACTATCATACCAAGTTCTTAATAAGTTATTGGGCAAATCCAGATAATCTTTTCTTTGCTATGAATGTAGGATGTTTAATTAATCAAAAAAGTCTTGCTTTTGCTTACGCAAAAAATTTTAAAACAAGATTTATATTAGGTAGCGGTATGATTATAAATGGCATACCTAAACTATTACCTTTAGTCTTAAATAATAAAGGTGATTGGATTAATAAATTAGTTTAAAAGGGCGATAATAGCAACAACTGCTATTGCTATACCAACAGCAATTTTAGGATTAGCTTTTGCTAAATCCCATACTTGTTTTATTTGTTTCATAGTTTTCTCCATTATTTCCATCCTATTGATGTTGCGTGAATTTTTGTTTCTTTTGAAGAAGCACTTTGATTATGTGTAGTAATTTTATAACACATAGAAGTACCACTTGGTTGTCCTGAAATATCTAAATCGTGGAAAGCTAAAACCTTTTTATTTGTTCCCCAAGTTCCCTCATCTACTAAAGTTCCTTGTGTAAATGTTGTTCCACTATCTCTTGAAATCCAACCTTTAATATCTGTATTTAATGTTGCTGTTCCAGCTTGATTTTCAATTAATGTAATCATATCAGCAGTAGATGGTTGAGCCATTGCTGTTGTATCTGTGGATTGTAAAGTTAAATCATCTCCTGCTGTTAGCACTTGTGTTAATCTTCTTATAATAACTACACCTGAACCACCAGCCGCCGCCGCAGGAGAAGAACCTGTAGTCCAAAGACCACCACCGCCTCCTCCGCCAGTATTTGCAGTTCCAGCTACAGCATTAGTTGAAGCACTATGAGCCGCACCTCTACCACCGCCACCAGTTGCAGTACCGCCTGATGGAGTATTTCCACCACCGCCACCACCACCAGCATAAGTTACAGCAGAACCTGTTATTGAAACTTCTAAACCAATACCGCCAACACCGCCATCATAAACACCACTAGCTACATATCCTCCAAGTCCACCAGCTCCTCCACCGCCTGAACCTGTATTACTTGATGAAGTTCCTCCAGCATATCCTTGACCAGTAGTTCCAGCACCAGCCGCACCATTCCAAGTAGTTC